TTTTATAATCATTGCTATCCATAGCGCTAAGAGTGTCCATGTAGCCAATCCAGTGATGGAGAGAATCATCTTCCTCTTTATTTAAGGGTATCTTAAGCATGAGCTTAATATGCAGCAGAGTAATGTTTTTTAAAGCGCTATCAAGAAGCTCACCTCTTGCTGCCTCAAAGTCTGATTTTGAACCACAGAAAACAGAGTCTTCGTTTTTGAAAATCTTACCGTTCTCGTACTTCCAGCATCCGGAACTATCGATTAAATCGCTCTTATCATCCAGACTGACCTCTGCAACACTAAGCTCAAAGGGCCAGAGCATCGAAACATCCTTCGCAACGCTGCGTATGATGCCATTAGTATCGTAAGCAACTTTCACAGTGTTCACGCTGAATAATTTCTGGCATTGATACCACTCATTGCCGTTTTCATCAAAGAGAAACAAAACACCATGTCGCTGTTTTAACGACTTGTCATTGGCCAGCACGGGTTCACCAGACGTGAATCTGCTAAATTCCATCATCTTATTTATTATCCTGTCCTATGGTCTTCCACTCTCCGCGGCCAGTCAGATCTATCTGTAAAGGCCTGAACGTCGCTTTGTAATCCTGGCTGAGTTTTTTCGTCGCATCCCATTGGGTCATGACAGAACCCTCACCCCCCTCCAGGCGCCTTCCTTTTGTTGTGATTCTGGAACCCAGCCTGATGCCCCTGATATATAAACCATCTAACTCAGACCAGGTTGGTCTTGTGTTGATTGCATCTGATTGCTCTTTGAATTTTTGATCCAGCCAGTGTGTAAGCCAGCCCCTTTCTGAATTTTTTTCAGGATAGGCTTTTTTAAAACTCTCATCGTCTTTCGCATTTCTCCAGTGAGTTCCATAAACATTCCCCCCACCATCATAGAGGGCATTGCTGGCATGCAGATTGGCTGCTCTGACGTCTTTTTCAACTTTCAGTTCTTCTTTTACGGTAAGCGAACCTGAGAGTTCTCCTCCCGTCAGGGGCAGAAACGTCTGTTTAGCCTGTTCTTCACTGTATTCTTCGCCCTTCTTTATGTAACGTTCATCACCCTGCCCGAGATTCATGGCATGACCTGGTTTAACGGCATCCGACACCGGCAATGCGCCCCCGGAATTGCCACACATCAACCAGACCTGTGCAGAGCTGTCCCACTCCACCGTTATGAATCCCCCTGCCGTTATCTCGCCGCCTTCCAGCTCTTTTTTCGCCTGAGAAAGCAGAGCATGCGACTCCCCGCCTCTGGCAGAAAATACTGATTTCCCGGTATTTGGCTCACGGGCTTTAAACGTCAGGCGCATGCCATCGATCAGAGAGGATATCGGCGGTTGATAACTGGCAGCATACGTATTCACTGACCCGGTATCATGTGCAAAAGTGAGATTGCTCTGCTGCACAGACTGATAAACCCCTCCTGAGGGAAGGAAAGGAGCATCAGGCGCTCGCCTGATATTATCTGCTGTGATGCCCTTAGCCCCAGCAGTAACAGTGATTACCCAGGCACTGATACACCCCGGATCGGCCTCAGGTGTCGGTTGTGTCCCGTCCGCCGCGACTGTGCCAGCTTTGAGCGATAAGCTGCATATTCCCTGCCGCACACAGGGCAGCGCTTCACCAGTGTTGCCCTGACCATTGAAAGCCTTTGAAGGGTCTGCTGCATTGTAAAAAGGGAGCACGATGCCACCAGTATCTGCCTCTACGTAGGAAGCCTGGACCAGATAATTGATGCTCATACCATTCTGCATGGGTGCAGGAACATCAAAGGTGACACCTCCCGTCAGACCCTGCTTGAGAATGGTGCCGGAGTGGTCCGATGGCAGTGTGGAGTACGCAGTTTCCTCAATATGCTTGAGACAGTAAATCTCGCCAGCGCCGACATGAACCTGCAGTGATACAGGTGATGCTGGCGAACAGTGCAGTCCGCTAAGGCAGGTATCCGAGCCCAGCAACGCACTGGCAAGCCTGGCCAGCCCGATCATGGCGAACTTATTCGTATTCAGTAAATCCGTTTCCAGGGGGATAGCTCCCGGATAAACAATCTGACGGTCCATATAAAGCCTCATAAAAAAGGCCACCCGGTTGGTAGCCTTTTCAAAACACTGAATCAGGATTGTTATTGCATCCTGACCCACACAATCGTACCCTGCATTTTTACCGCAGCTATTGCTGCGTATATCTGAGCGTCAGTAGCCTTCCCGGATGACATCGTCATGTCGTCATTTTCCTTAGCTGAATGGCTGGATATATCAGAAGTCTCATATTGAGGGCAGTCATCAGTTGTATCGCTTTTTACTGACCGGTGGGCGATAACAAATGCCTGGTAAGGGATTGAACGGGAGCCATAGCGCCCGTCCATGCCATAGCCTGTTGTCGGAATACCATATCCTCCTGTATCAGCAGGTCGCAGCGGCTCAATAATCGTTGGCGCAAGGCCGGTGAGTTCTTTGACTGTGATAATAATGGCCTGACGCGTCCCCCGTTCGCAGAAAAGACTTTTGCTGATCTTCCGGCGTAACACATTATCCGGCATTCCCTCATCACGAATAAGACGGGTACCAAAGAAATCCCGGGCAGCGATCTCCAGCCAGCTATCACTGGCTGTGGCAATACGCGTCTGAAGCCGTGCGTACGCATAAAGCGAATAGCACCACGTCAGAGACAGGGCGCATGAGGACAGCACGACATCAAGTACAGGACTTTTATCACCAAACCAGCCTGCAGGCAGCAGCGCCTGCAGTCGTGAATGAATGTCATCAAAATCGCCTTTACTCACTTAACACACCTCTATGGTGCCGGCACGGATAACCTCTTTAGCGGTCGCAGGCAGATCGGCAGTATCTTTGTTGAGCTTCATCGAGGTGATATTTATAACCATTGGGCTCGCCGCATAAGCCAGATTTATGAGCTTTGTGTAAGCCAGCAGCTGCCCCAGAGTGAGACTGTTTATGTATTCCTCAACAGCTCTTTTTACCAGCCCGAGGACCTCAGCATGATGTTCTGGTGATTCCGTTTTTATAGTCATAGACACATCTGCCCTGATTACAACAGGCGGGAACACACCGAAACTGACGGTAAAGCCCCGGGTGTTCTCAATAGCAATATAAGCTCTTTGGATAAATGCTTCAGAAGGCTTACCCGATCCGTCGTTAACAACAGCATAAAAATAGCCTGGCTGAGGATGACCATCGTAAGAGACATTTTCCGTTAGTGTGTATGAAACGCCATTCTGGATATGGAGAAGAGCAAATTCGATCGCTTCTTTTGTCGCTTTAGACAGTGATTTAAACCATTTAGTGAAACGTTCGCGAAAGTCATCATCTGTTTCAGCATTCTTTCCACCTGTGAATGCCTCTCCATTAGTTACCGCATCAACAAACGCTACAGTACCGACTATGACTGTTACCGTGCCCGCCAGAACATTTCCGGCGGCACCTGCTCGGGTGGCCCTGACAGGAACCTCAACTGAAACATCATGGGCAGGCAGTACGTACCCTTTCTGGCCGGAATCAAATGACTTGATCCTGCTGTCGCCAATCACGGTATAAATCTGCGTACCATCCATCGTTCTGACCTTTGTGCCTGTCAGTATCAGAGCCGGATGCGTCGCCGTAAACCGGCTGAAGGTCACCATGCCAGTGGCCTGAACTGCACTGAGCCGACTGAATCTGAAATCAGCCATCCAGCTGTCCAGGTCCTCACCGGAGCAGGTTGAAGCACGTGTTGTCACCAGCAGTCTTACGACAAGTTGCTGAAGCCAGCTCGCCACACCCGCGTTAGATTCAGCCAGTGAGCGGAGAATACTGCCGGTAGAAAAATCCACCAGCTTCACCGCCCGCGCCTGAATGGCGATAATCTGTTCGTTTACGAGTTCACTGAAAGATTTTATATTGAGTGATGACATCGGCTTACCTTGTAACGTCGAAATGAAGCATTTCCGGTGAACCGGTTTTAGAATCTGTATAAGCGAGAGATACACTCACACCGTTCTGTATGAGGAAAAGTTTCACTTCAGGCGGCGGATGAATGGC